GCGGTGTCTGCACCGGGACCGGCACGCCGTAGTCGCCGTAAGCGATGAGCTTGAACTCGGCCTCGCGGCGACGGGTCAGGCCGGGCAGTACCTTGCCGCCGCCCTTGTTCCAGCGTTTGAGCTGCTCGCGCATCGCGGCGACATTGCCCGAGGCCCAGGCCGGAACCCAACTCGCCCGGGTGATGGCACCGGTGTTCCAATGGAACGAGACCCCGCCGTCGAACTCGTGCTGCTTCGCGGCGGGCATGGCGCGGTTGACCGTGGGCTCGTAGTTGCGGCGCAGGGCCTCGGCCATCAGGCGCGAGGCCTCCTCCTTGGTGATCACCATGCCGGGTTGCGGATCGACCACGCCCGAGGCCGCCGTCAGCCCCGCGCCGATGGTCCATTTGCCCGCCGGGCAGCGATAGGCGCGCAGGACGACGCCCTCGAAACGCTCGCTGAACGCGATCCCTTTTGCGCTGGTTTGCATGCCGTCCCCCGGTTTTATCCCGGACAGGGTCGCGCGAGAGCGCTTCGGCAAATAGGCACAACGGTTTGTGCAGAGCTCGTCAGAACAGGCGAAGCTGGCGAGGCGGCAGCGTGCGTCCGCTCGCCGGATCTTTCCGCAGCCAACCCCGAACGGCGACGTCGCTGACGTGCAGGCTGCGCGCGATCTGGACCGGGGTCATGCCACGCGCGCTCCAGACAGCAGCGATCCAGGGCTTTGCCGTCGGAACCCGGCGCGGCAGCCGATCGGCCGCTGCGCCCAGGGCGCGCGCCGCCTCCAAGCCCAGGAGTGCCGCGACCGCCGAGCCTTCGACCGTCTGGCGGGGCAAATAGAGCTCACCCCCGCCGAAATGCAGGAGAAAGGTAATCGCGTCATCGACGCCCAGAATGCGCACATAGGGCTCGACATGCGCGGGAGGGCGCGGCGAATTGCTCACCGCGCCCTCCGCTTGCGACCGAGGTGCAGCGGGCGCCTCTGGCGCTGGATCGTGACGACCAGAGGGCCGACCTCAGTCACCCGCACCTTGTAGCTCCAGCCGTCGATCACAACGCCCGAGGCATCCTTGTCGACAGCCGTCTCCACCGCATGGCCAATCCGGCGGCGCAGCTCCTCGATATCCATCCCGGCCACGCGCTCGAGATAGCGCAGCACGGCGTGGTCGGTGACATGGGTCCGGGGGCGCTTCATGTCTGAGCCTCCTCCGTGCCGGCATTGAACTTGCCGGTTTCGTCGCCCCAGCTGGTCCAGCCTGGCCGGTCGGTGCGGCTGAAGAGATCGAGCCGCCGGGCATATGGCATCAGCGATTCGGCTGCGGCATAGGCTGCCTCGGGTTTGCGGCTATGCTCGCGCCGGACGCCGACGATCGTGTCACGAACGTCCTTGCGGGTGCGGGGTGCGCCTCGGGTGCCGATCAGGAAGGGCTCGCCTGCGTTGCGCAGGAGGTAGCCGGTGCCGAAGCACTGCTTGCCGCCCGGGGTGACCTTCGCCCACCAGCCCATGGTCTTGAGCTCGAATCCCCAGGCCTCGGTCACGGCAATTGCCGATCTGATCTGCGAGCCCCGCGCCCAGAGCCAGAGGAGGCAGTCCTCGGCGGCGAGGATCTCCACCGGCATGGCCGCGATCTCGGTGACCGTCATCGTCGCGTAATGAGCCTCGGGGGACTTTTTCAGGCCGGCGTCGGATCGCATTTCCGACCTCCAGGGCGGATCGGCCATGATCAGGCCGAAACCGCCTGCGGGACGCAACGCGATGAACTGGCTGCCTACGGGTGGGCTCATGGCTCGAGCTCCACACCCGCGCGCCGGCACATCGCCTTGAGCGCATCGATCACGTCGGCGATCTGCGCCCATTCGCGCAGCATGTCGATATCGGCGGGCACACTGCCCCAATGGCGGCCGAAGCGGGCGCGGATGAAGGCGTTGAGCCCCGCGCGCCCCGGCTGATCCAGGGCGCCTGCTTCGCCCAGCAGGGTCCAGAGCTTGTGGGCATAGCGCAGATCGGCGCGCGGGGCGCCCTTGTGCTTGCCCTTCTTCGAGGGCTTGAAGCCCCGGTTCTCCAGGGCCTTCAACACCGCCTTCAACTCGCCCTCGGTCATCGCCGACAGGCTCTCCTTGCCCGTCACCTGGCGTTGCAGGTCGTGCCGGGTCTCGGTGTCGAGACCGAGCTGCCGGCAGCCCACATGGACCTTGCGGATCAGGGCGCCGGACATCAGCGCCCCCGCGGGTAGAGCGTGATGAAGCCGTCCGCCTCGACCTGGCCCCGCAAAGGCACTTCGCGAACGGGCTCAGCATCCCGCGCGGCACGCTCGCGCGGTTTGGAGATGCCGTCATAGCCGGGCCGCACATCGCGACGGCCGAGGATCCGGGCGCGGATCTCGCCCTTGATATGCCCCTCTACGGCCAGAGCTGCCGTTGCCGCCAAGTCGAGGACGGAGAGTGCGAAGTCCCGCTGCCCCACCCGCAAGAACAGGGTCTGCCCCTCGGCATCGCTGCGCACCCGGCAGCGCGCGCCGAGGAGCTCGAACTCGGCGACGGCGTGCAGGACGCGGGGCACATCGGCACCGGCGATTTCGTAAACCAGAGCCTCGATCATGGCGATCTGTTCAGACATGGGGTTCCTCCCTCAGGCTTTGGCAAGGTCGATGGTGACGGCTTCCCAGGCGCTCTCGAGCGTCTGGCGGCGGTAAAGGCGGACGTAGGTCTTCGAGCCCACGACCCGCATCGCGTCCCGGATCGCGCGCATGGCCTCCTGCCAGCGGGCGTCCTCGATCTCGAGACGGAGCAGCATGAAGATCTCCGAGCGGTTGATCTGCCCGGCCTTGTCGGTGTTGAAGGCGCGGGTGACGATGGCGCGGATCTCGGGGCGGCTCTCGGCCGACCATTCCGTCAGGCACTCGTCGACCAGCGTCTTCGCAATCTGCAACTGCGGGCCGAAGTCGATATGGTCGGCGACCTGCACCGTCACCTTGAAGAGCCCGTCGAAGCTCATGAAGGTCTTGTTGCCTTTGGCGCCGCCCTTGCTTGCGCCGTATTCCTGCGCGAGCAACGCCTCGAAGTCGCCAAGGTCCTCGAAGGTATGCGCCTTGAACCGCGCCACCTGGTCCGAGAGTGCGAGGCCGTAGCCCGCGATCTTGCGGACCACCTCGTCCTCGAGCTGGGCGGCTGGCTGGATCATCTCGATCGGCACGAAGTTGCCCTTGGCGTCGGGGGTGTATTCCTTGCCGTTCACGACCACTCGGTTGAGCGGCACGGGCTGGGGTCGATGTTCAGACATCGTGGGGTCCTTTCGGGGTGAGGGCGTCAGGGGGAACCGGGACGCCGAGGAGGATGACGGCCGCCATGGCGGCGAGCTCGTCGCAGGTCACGAGGGTGGTGCCGCGCACGCCCAGAAGATCGACCTTGGTGGCGCCGCGCGCGGCGAGCCGGATCATCTGGTCGTGGGTCCAGCGGGGCGCGGTCATCGGAAGACCTGCAAGGCGACCGCGCAGATGAACAGGGCGAGCGACGCGGTGAGTGAGAACACTCGGCCGAACCTGTCGCCCCTTCCGACGGCAAGGCCGTAGACGGCCGCCTCGAACATGGCGCCCAGGTGCAGGAGGAGGGCAAGGGTCAGGATCATCGGGTCACTCCCCTTTCATGTTGCGGGGGCACAGATGGCAGGCGCGCCACATGCGCACCCGGAGCGAGTTCGTGTTCTGGAAGTCGCGAGCCTTCGCCCGCCAGTCGTGGCACTCGTGCAGCGGCAAGGCCCCCAGGGACGGGCAGTTCACCGTCTCGGAAAGCAGGTGACCGCGCACCAACTCTTCGACCGCCGCCATGTCGCCGGGATAGCGATTGCGCAGGACGGTCGAGACCAGCGCGGCCGAGCGGCCGAGGCGAGCGGCCACCTTGTTCTGGCTGCTGGCGGTACAGGCCCGAGCCAGCGCGTCGATCCAGTCGGGCAGAGGAGCGCCCCAATGCGCGCGGGCGATATCGAGGGGCGTGGTCATGGCGCGTTCCCCGGCAGATGGGTGAACTCGTCGAGGTTCGGGTCCCAGACCGCGCGCACGCGGCGCTCGCGCGGCGGCTTGGGGCCGGTGTCGCGGATCAGCCGGTAGATCGCCTCGCGCTTGCCGGGCACAGCGGTGCGCAGGACGCGCAGATAGCCCGAGCGGACCAGCATCTGGCAAAAGGCGCGGGCAATCTCGGTGCTGACAGAGACGTCCTCGGTCGTCGAATGGGCGGCGATATCGATGGCCGTGAAGGGCGCGCGGAAGGCCCGCATGGAACGCCA